TCAGCCCCATGTTGTAATTTCGGTTTGGGTTGATCTATCAAGATTTAATTCTGCAGCTTTGAGTACTGCGATGTGTTTATCATTAGTTTTTAGAGAGATTTCTTTTCCATCCGATTGAACGTAGTAATAGTAATTTACTAACTTTCCGTTTTTTCTCTTTCTGCGGCGGCAAAGTAGATGCTGCGGTAAGCCGTTATTCTCGTTTTTTCGAGGTCTTGCCATTTTGATCACCTCTTTTAATAATATTAGGTGTCCATTCTGTTTCTATTTCAGGTGATATTGTTCGTTTCTTTTTACGGTGAAATTCGTCTTTGTGAACAAACGGGTCTCCGGCTAAAGTGAGAAAGAAATTTATTCCATTTTTATTAAGCACTTTGATTAACCGTGATTTTTGAAAAACATTAAACATCTGAAATAAGTCTTTTTTAAAATAAAAATCTTGATTAATGTCAGTCATACTTCCCTCTATAAACAACTGTCTATGCGTTCTTTTGATAATTCGTAGTAATGTGGATTGAGTTCAAACCCTACGGCATCAAAGCCTAATTTTTTGCAAGCAATCAAACTACTACCGCTGCCGACATGCGTATCTAGAATAAGTTGGCCAGCTTTGGCGTATCTTTGTAATAGCCATAGATATAAATTCACGGGTTTTTGTGTTGGATGTATGCGTTTTTCATTTAGTCTTTTGTTGCCTTGTGCTACATGACCTTCCTCAATACTTTTACCTTGCAGCATACCGTTCCACATATAACGAAAAAGCCTTACGCTATCGTGTAAACTGCAGTATGCGATTTCACAATCGCTGAAAGAACTTTTACCATTAACCTTATCCCAGATAATGCGACCTGGGCCAAATGTATAATTAAAATAATTAACTCCCCAGATTATTTGATGTTTGCTAACTCTGAATAATTCTTCAAAATAATCTGCAGTGGGAACAGTCCAGGTGTCTGTCGGGGTATAAAACCGTTGCACCCCAATTGGGCTAATTTTTCTGCCATAGAACTGCCGTTTATTAGGTCCATCAAAATATGGCGGATCAACAATAGCTAAATCAAAATATTTATCTTTGTACTTTTTTAATGCCGTTACACAATCCATATTGTGATATTCGATCATACTTAATTCTCCCAGCCATCATGCCATTCTAAAATCCGCATCGTATCTCCGCGATCGCGCATCGTATTATCAAAAGTGAAGCCGTGTTTTAATGAGTAGTAATTTTCGAACGTGTGTAACTTTCCATTTGATAACATAATTCTCACTCGATATAACCCGTCTAGCTTCGGATAGTCACGTTTTGCAGTGCTATGCCACTGATGTTGCTTTGTGTTGTGTCTTGACATTGCTTGATATTCCTCCAATAAAAAAGCCTAGCAATGGCTAGGCTTAGTTGTAAGTACTAACGTTAAATATCAATTTCCCCAATATTCACAGTAATACCTGTACCATCAAGTGCATTCGTTAGCTTATCCGAAAACTCTTTTGCAATGGCTTCTTGTATCTGTTCCATTTTAATTAATCGTGCAACTAAAATTGGATAATCTCCGCCAGTTAAAATTGATAGTCGTAACGTAAATGCTTGGCAGCTTAATCCTTTGTATGTTTCGGTATTAAAAACAAAGTATTTTGGCATTTGCAATTTGCTTTTAGCTTCAACACTTTCCATTGCTGATTTCTTAGCGGCGAAATCACTCACTTCGTGTTCTTCATTGCGCGCATAATCTAAAGTAATTTTGCGGATGGATTGAACAGCTGCGGTTAAAGACATTTTCTCCTCATCATCAGTATATGGCGTAATAAAATCACCCCAATCTTCTAACCATTCAGAGAATGCACGTTGGTCGTGTCGTCTGCCTTGAAAATCTAATAATGCACTATACGCAGCTGTTTTCTGCATATTGAGCAATGCACGGTGTGTTGCGTGAAGAGGTTGTTCTACAGTGCCAACATCAAAAATGATCTCTGCACTAAGATTTTGTTCATCAATAAAGCATTTAGCACTATCTTGATTATGCTGTTTTGCATATGCAACTAAGCTATCAAAGTTAAATGTGCTGAATTTGGCACGAAACTGATTGCGGAATTGATTATGTTTTTCAAGTGATACGATATTGACATCTTTAGGTAGAATAGCAATCGGGTAATCACTGTTGCCGATATGCACACTTGATAACACTAAATCTTTAATTTGTTCTAAGTTGGTTTGTTCCATAGTTACTCCTTGATTACATTACTTTTAACTTTTTATCAAATGCTGGGTCGTCACTTTCTTTGAACATTGGCATTTGTTCTTTGTCTGGCGTTGCACAAATTGCACCGCCTTTGTGGACATACATTGGGGTTGCGGTGGTGTCTTCTTCTGATGATTTACCTCGTTTTGTTGGTTTGGTGTAACTTAATTTATGTTGAATTTGTACGGCAGGTTGATCGCTATCCATTTTTTTGATGGCGAATTCAATCACGACTTTTCCTGCCTTGTCGTGTGTAATTGCACCCATTGCAACTTCTGAAAGCGCGGTTGCTAATTTGTTTTCAAAAATGCCCGCATCAAGTTCTGAAATGAACTCGTGAATATTGGTTTTTGCCATAGTGTTTTCTCCTGTTTTTGTTAATAAAAAAGCCCTCAAGTGAGGGCGTTTGTCTAAAAATAATCAGAAATCGTCTAATTTAAACAATGCTATCTCTTTGATTTTAAATGCCAAATCCGTTTTTAATCGTCTAAAATCGTTTAGATATTGTTTAACTTATCTAAGTTAGACGAGCAGCACTACATCGCTTCTGCGATAAGTTGTTGATAATATTGCTGTGCCAGCTCAACACGTTTGATGATTTTTTCGATAATGTCATCATTGCGTTTCACTGTTACGGTGGTAATCCTTTTTTCTTGTGGTATTTGTTCAACAAGATCGATATATTTTTCAGGGCTTTCCCAATTTGCAATCATTTCGGGTGGGGTAGGGAATAGGCAGAAGTCTATTTGTGCTTCTTCGCAATCCCAAAGCCACATATAGCCCTGCATTTGTATATCATAGCCTGCTTTTTTGGCTTTATTTTCTGCTTCATCTTGGAAAAATGGATGGGTGCCAATATCCCACGAACATTTTGTGTCGATAATGAGTTTTCTGGTTGGCACATAGATATCACATTCGCCGGTAATCCATTCATTTTCTCGTCTTTCTTCGTTTTTCTTTAAGGCAAGCCCTCGTTTTAAGCCACTTAATTTAATCGCTTGCTTTTCTAAAGCGATCCCTTTTTCTGTGTATTTGTTGCCTTCGAATGCTTGGTAGCCAAAGAGGTCATATTTCACGATTTCACGCACCGCACTTTTGGCAGTGTCTGAGATGGTTTTATCTCTTGCTTCCGGCATTAATTTATGGAGCATTGAACATCTAGCTTTCATTTGATACATTTTGGTTCTCCAATTTTTCTAACTCTGCATATTGTTCCGGTGAGAATTTAAAGCCGTTATCACATAAGTCTTGTAATGTGGTTTCTCGGTTGAGAATGTTTTGTTTGCATTGTGCAAAAACATCATCACTGACGGTCATTATTGAATATTCCGCATTTCGGATATCGTTATCAGGGTAGGCAAATTCACCGCTGTCTTTCACAATGGATTGATCCGCTAACACGGCGGATTGCATTTCAACGGAAAGCGGCGCTTGTTTTGATAATAGCAATTTCATCACGGTTTTTAATGCCATTGCTTCGAAATTATCCACCCACACGCCATAATGTTTTTTATAGCTTTGGCTGTATCGTAAGGCGTGTTTTTTCACTTCTTCGTGACTCATATAAAGTTCTGCTGAGAAGTCATTCAGTAGCCTGAAGTAGGCATAGTAACCAATCGGTAGCTCGCCATCTTCAGGTTCTTGCTCCCAGTCAAATTCAAAGCCATTGATAAAGTCTTTTTTAACCAGTTGTTTTTTGTAAACAGGTAGGGCAACAAGGCGTTTAAATTGTCCGCTACGTTGCGCTAGTTGAATAAAGCCTTTGTAGCCGATTTGGAATTGGGCTTCTACGACATATTCTTCTTCCGTTTTTGGCTTTCCATTTCTATCAAGTATTGCGTTACCTTCGGTATCAACTAAAGGCACTTTTCTTTTCGTGCGGAATGGAACGATATAGGCAAATCCTAAGCCGTTTTGTATTGGTAAATTCAGCGTGGCAGCCATACAGGCGGCATTGAAGATACTTTTTGGCTCGGCATTAATGAGCATTGCGTTGCTGTTGGCAATTTGTAGTACGCTGGTGACAAATGTTGCGGCATTTTTACCGAGTAATTCTTGTAATTTTTGTTTTGCGGTTGGTTTTTCAAAAAAATATCTTAAAACCTGTGCAGGGGAAACCTTCTTTGTTTCCATCACTTTGTTTTGAGTTGTCATTTTTTTCTCCTAAATCATATAGCCCTTACCGAAATGTTGCATTTTCTTGATTGGTTGAATATTCGCGCCTGTTAAGGTTCTAATGCGATTATTAATAAAGGTTTTGGTTAATTCCGCCGTAGCAAAGTTGTAGTGTTCACCGCCGAAGTAGTGATTAACTTGTTCAATCTTTCTGCCGTGTGCGTTCTTTTTAACCATTTCAACCGCATAGCAACCGAGCCCTTTGGGGTGTTGGAAGATGTTCCAGTAGCGATCCGCCACGTTTCGGTGACGCACGGTTTCCATTAAAACCGGTTTCGGTTTTGGTGGCGGTGCTTTGCTTTCCGTTGTGAGGGCTTTGTGTTTGTGGTTGTAATAGGGGTTGACCTTTTTCAAAAATTCGTAATAACGGTGTGCGTCGTGTTGCTTTCCCCAGCAGTACAGTGAGGTGGCACAAACGCCCAATTCTTTTGCTGCCTCCTTTGGTGGTTTGCCCAGCTCGTACATTTTGTTTAGGAAGGCTTTTCTTTCTTCGATGGTGTAAGCTCTGCCCATTATTTTGCCCTCAAATGATGTCTAATTTCCGCTTCGTGTTCTGCTGTTAGCGGTGTTTGTAAATTGCCGTGTTCCTTTTCCCATTCTTCTTTTGCCCATTGTTGCCATTGTTGCTGTTCCTCGCTTAAGGTAGTTTCAAGGTTGAGCGTGTGGTCGTAATAATCGGTGTCTTTTCCCAGTGCTTTGACGGGTTGCGGTTGGCAACTAATGCCTAAAACAAAGGCGATGATTAATGCGGTAATAAGGTAAATCGGCTCTAGTGTGAATTTCATTTTTTGTTTCCTTTTGTGTTTGGCGATTTATTTCTCCACGCTCGCCAACGTGGTATATTGGCGTTGCCACACAACCAATATAGGGGATAAATCATGTTAAATTCTGCTTATATTTGCCAACAAATACCTATGGAAATTCGCCCATTTTTTAAAATTGAAATGGCAGAAATTTCGGAAAAACACGCACATTTGTTGGATAATATTGCTCAATCTATTCAGACCATTTCGCAATTTGTTCATCTGAACAAAACGGTGAATGTAATTGTTGGTTCGTGTCCATTTGAACTGTCAATGTCAAATTCAGTTTTATCGGTACAGATACTTGAACCTGCTCTACACATAGCGATTGAGAACTTTGTTTTTCTTGATTTGAATGTGATGTTGTCATTACCTCCTTCGCTTCAGAAAGCGTGCGCGGTGGAAGAGCTTGCTCACGTTTTGATGAATATTCGTGATGAACATCTTGTGAAAATGGTTGTCGCTGAAATGTTGCCTGATGTGGCGTATCAAAATGGGCGATATGTTCCCGTTTAAGCTCGCTGTAGTTCAGTTTGTTTGCATAAATTACATTAGAAGAAATCATTTTTGCTCCTTATTTGAACAATTTACTGAATTTAGGGTGCAATAAACCGCCTCACTAAAAAGTAAGGTAAGGCGGTGAGTTAAATTAGATTAGAAGTTGTTTAATCTCTTCGGTTGTGGTTGTTCGTCAAGCAGGCTTAACATTCCTTTAATGAACATAATGCGTTCGCTTTTGGCTTGAACATATTTTCGAGCTTTCTCTAAAGCGTTTTCGGTTGGCATATTGAGGTTATATAGGTAATGCCCTCCGATAAATTTGTCTATATCCCTGCCAAGATGTGGGTATTCCTTGCGGATTTTTTCGCCCATTTCATACGCACCATTAAGTGAGTGATATAGGTTAGCAATTATACGTATTGCTTCTTCATCTGCTTCGGCTTCTGAAAGTGGTAGGCTTTGTTGCTGCTGTTTTACTTCACCTTTGTGCATTGCCAAGAAAGCACGCAATACGATGAGATGAAATTTAGGGCTTATCCACATTGCATAGGACAGAACGAGTTCTTCGCAAGCCCATACACCAGCATTTAATCCGCCTTTGAGTGATTTATAAGCTAAGATCGAATTTGTGCTTAGCTCGTTATTTGAACAATTTATCTCAGCAATAAGCTCTTTAGTTTGTTCATTACGAATAAATAGGCTTGGTCGATGTTTAGGTAATTCGCCACTTGCTTTGTGCAGATCATTTAAAGAATAAAGATTATCTAAAGTGCGGATAGAATTGTTTAAGATTTGTAAGTTTGACATTTTTATGCCCTCTGAAGTTTAGTTAGTAATTCGATCAACTTTAGTAGGGTTGATCGGGCGTCAACTACCGCTTCAGACGGCGGAACTTATTCCCTTTCGGTATTGTATTAGGTTCTCTCGACCCGATCATTGAGCTATACAGATCTGTATAGGTAAATTTTAGGCATAAAAAAACCGCTATGCTATCGGGGCGGAAACCGCTGAAGTTTAGTAGTGCGGTTATCTTAGTCCGAAGTCGGGCGGTTTGTCAACGCTGTTTTTAACGAGAACAGCAAAACTCGCCTTACTTGTCACCACAACGCATAAGGATTATAATTTATACAACCACAACGTATAAATTAGGATTTGTTATGTCTAACCAAAAAACATCTCAACCAAAGCCTCAGCCTGCACCTACTAAACCAAATCAAACTGTTTATAGAAAACCTGAACCTGTTTTTATTGGTGATAGTGCAGATAAACCAAACAATAAAGGAAAGCCAATATTAGGCTAATATACTGATAATCAAAGCTGTTACAATGGGTATGCCAAATGAGAACATTATTACATTGTCAGTATAGCGGCGGTATTCATTATTAATCTTAAGCAATTGAATAAGATATGAATTAGTATTATGTAATTCATATCTTCTTAATATTCCTAATTTATTACTATCTTTGCTAGATTTGAAAGTGTCGTTATAGAGATTTTGTGGGATATTTGTTGTCAATGGTCTTTTTTTACTCAGAATTACATAACGTAGTAGCATTACAGATGAAATTGACCATCCTGCAATTAAAACAATACACCCTAAAATAAGAAATGGATGTATATCTCCAATATGGTTGAGTAGTATTAATATTACGCCACCTATTCCTGCTATTAAATAGTTTAGTAGACGATAGGCCTTTTCTCGATTTTGTTCATTTGATCTTTGCACCTCTACAATGCTTTGTTTGGCTTGTTTTTCTAAATATTCCAACATTTCATCATCTGTATCTAAGAAATAATCATCAGGTAGTTTGTCCATTATTGCCTCTGGTTATTGGGAGTAGGGGTAATATTAATATCTAAAGAAAAAAATTTTGTTTATTCTAGACTAATCTATAAAAATTATCTAGAAACTGTCTTTCCCAGATTTCAGCAGCTCGATCACATTCACGTGGATCGAAGCTGTCGTCAGGGTCATACTCTTGATCTTCTTGATTGATTGGTAATTCTTCTTCAAATGTGTCGTAGTCGTTCATTGTGTTTCTCCTTTCTCTTTTCTTTTTAAAATCAACTCGTTAAATTGGCTTTAAAAAAAGCCCTCGTGGGTGGAGGGCAAAGGTAATGTCGTCATATGGATAAGAAACGCACTCAAGGCGAGGTTGGGCAAACACATTGAGGATGGTTGCCTTAAATGCGTTTCCTAATGCCTGCTTAACCACCTCAAAATACAACATTATTGTGTTTAATTAGTAATCACTGATTAAACAGGCATTAGATAACGGTTCGTGGGCTTGTTCGCCTGTTTCCCCAACCGTTGTAGCAACGATTTCTCGTCGTGGTTTTCCACTCAAGCCGGTAAGCACCTACCCTTAATTTCCTCTTCCACCTCTCTTAGGTCAAGGAACACAGTATCTGCTCGGAGTCACTAACCTTAAATCAGGTTATCACTTACAAGCCATTGCCACGCCAATCTGTTAAAGAACAATGAGATGTTATCTCGTTTTGATGTGATTATATTACTTGCGGTTTTATATTTTGTAAATACCGCAAGTTATATTTTATTGTATTATTTGCGGTTGTTTTTGGTAAATAATTGAGAAATAAAGAAATAAATTTTTAGGAGAGGTGGTTGATTGGTTGGATTTTGAGCAGAGAGGAGTGTGTCGCTGTTTGGAAAAGTGAGACAGCTAAACTTCTTGCCTATATGTGTGAATTATAGTTTACACTTATCGGAAATACGTTTTATAATATGCGTATGATTTAAGGAGCAAAAATGATTCAGATAAAATCAACAGAAACCTTTGATAAATGGCTAGATAATCTTAAGGATTTGCGGGCAAGAGCTAAAATTCAAGTGCGGATTAAGCGATTACAGCTTGGCAATTTTGGTGATGTAAAGCCGATAGGTGAAGGGTTATCTGAATTAAGAATAACAGAAGGGAAAGGCTACCGTCTGTACTTGAAAAATCAGAATGGGGTGATTGTGATTTTGTTATGCGGTGGTGACAAATCCACACAGAAAGCGGATATTGAAAAGGCAAAATCTTTAGCAAAAGAGTTAGGAGTTTAGTATGGTTGAGAAATTACACGATTTTGATATGTCCGAACATTTACGCACAGAAGAAGAAATACAGCTTTATCTTAATGAGATTTTAAGTGAGGGTGATATTGATTTATTGCTTTCTGCGTTAGGTGATATAGCGAAAGCGAGAAATATGAGTCAAATTGCCCGAGAAGTAGGAATAACGAGAGAAGGGTTATATAAAGCGCTTTCTGGGCGAGGCAATCCCACATTTGCTACTGTGTTTAAGGTCATGCAGGCGTTAAACTTGAATTTAGAAGTAAAACACGCTTAACTTGAACTAAGTAATGTTCTTAGTTTGAGAAAATGATTAAGCACGGAAGAATAATGATTAAGTAAGGGGTATAGACTTATCTATTGTTTTGAAATTATTGATAATTTTTTAGTTAAGCAAGTTTTGGGATGAAATAATCGAGGTAAAATAAAACCGCCAGATGGCGGCTTATTGATTAGTTAATATAGCAATAGGATTGTGGAGGAGTTCCTGATGGTAGTATATCTGCAATTTCCAGTGGCTCATCATATAACTTAAATGAGTCAATCTCAAGCGCATAGGCTAGATCTCTTGCTGAAAAATATTGGTCAAAGAAACTTTTAGTGATGCCAGAGAATTCCTTTGTTTTTTCCCAAAGAGATTCTGGTGTATAAGATAGGGTATCTTTCACTTTAAATTCGCCGACCACTTTTCCTACTGGCATTGTAGAATATACAACAACAGACGTTACTTCCCCTCGTTTTGGTAGAGACTTTCTAAATTCAAATTTTTTTTCACCCGAAATAATTTTTTCTACAAACTCAGGCTTGATTGATAATAAAACTTTCATCTGCTTGAGACAACCTTAAAATACAATTAAATTGATCATTAGATATATGTTGTAATACTATTCTAGTCTGATCTTCTATCACATTATTGTCAAGTAATTCTTTACGGTTAGTTCTTTTTGGCAAAGCCATATTATAAGTAAATCGAATAATGTAAGGGTATCTTTTTTCTCGATAAAAGTTGGATAATTCTGACGAAGTAAAAACGCTAAATTTGGTGCAATACTGCAAATATGCATCTTCGGATGGGAACTCAGAGATATGTTTTACCTCTTCAACGACGCATATAGAAGATACGACTGCTCGGTAGTACGCGGGGCCATTACCGTCCCCAGTTCGATATATTACAAGAACATCTCCCCTTCTCAACATATTGGCATTGTAAGCTGCAGAGATATAGATTTTATGAATACTGTTGGAATGAGATACATCTTGAACGATGTTGGGCGATTCGTTAAATAATCTAGATTCTGGGAATAGCCTTGTATGATATAAAGGGTGGATCGCCAACAAGAATTTATTTGTTGTAGAAGGAATATAAGGGTAATCAAGTAGGATGTCTCCAACCGCAAGATGCATATTTCTTGCATAAACATATTCTATGCCATTAGATGTTTGTTTTTGACCTGCTTGATAAAATCCATATTGCATAAATAAGCTAATCAGGTAAGTATGTTTTTCAAAGACAGTTAAATAAACTAGTTCTACACGATTTGTAATGGCGATATCAAGAATCTTTTTGATAAAACGCTGACCTCTTAATGTACCTCTAGGGTTAAATTTAAATGTTCCTACTTTTAAAATATGTTTGTTATAAATTGGTGGGATAATATCTGTTACTTCATTCTCAAATTTGAGATATAAAAAACCATCTATACCATATTGTCCGTATAGAACATAAGCATAATCACTATTCTTTCGGTGAAACCAAATAGAAAACTCTTTGTAATCTGATTTTAGACTGTCAAAGAATGGGTCATCTAAATTAATTTCACAAAATTGAGAATAAACCAAGTTATCCATAAAGCCTCCTATTTGAGTTCTTTTCGCCTCTTATTTCAATAACTATATTAATTATGCTTTAGCTCTTAGGATAATAGATTAATTATATCCAATGATCGTAATTTGATTTAAAAAGATATGATGCTTTATTTTTTTATATCAAAACAATCCTAATATTAAAATCTAATTTTATCCTAATAAAATTTATTTCCTACTACAACACCTGATTCAACCACCACACCAAACCTACCCAATAAAATTCAGCTTCTGGCTTTGGTGGACAATCACTTTGCCTTGAATAAAGAGCTGGCTTTCATCGTTGATTTCCCATTCTCGGTAGGTTGGGTTGTCGGATAACACCAGGAATTTTTCGCCGGCACGTTGTAGGCGTTTGACATATAATGCATTTTTATAGTTGAAAATATAAACGCCATCTCCTTCAAAGGTTTGGGTGTTGATGTCAACAAAGATCATATCGCCGGAGTTGAAAGTGGGTGCCATTGAGTCGCCTTTGATGTTGATCACACGCAACCCTTCCGGATTAATGCCTCTAAAAAGGGTGTAATATTGTTCCGGCACGTAATATAGGCGGCTTACCACTTCGACTAAATCACCCACTGAGCCGTTGCCGGCACTGGCTTCAACATTTAGCACATCAATGATAATTTTTTCTCCTTCATTTTTTGTGGATGCCAATAATGCAATCTCTTCTTTATCAATGGTTTTCGCCATTTCTGCGATCTCAATGGCTAATCTCTCACTAAATGCGCTGACAGTCACTTTCAATAGTTTTGCGAATTTGGTTGCGATATAGGCGTTTAGTGCGTTGATGCCATTAAGATAATGATTTATCGCGCTTTGGCTCATACCGAAATATTCTGCAACTTCTGCTTGGCTTAAATTAAGCGCTTCTTTTTTTTCTTCAAAAATTTTTTTTAGCTCGGCACATTCACGTTTTTGTTCTGTGGTAAGTACTTTTTTCTTAGTTGACATAGACATAGATACCTCTTTTTTTAGTAATCCTATAACCGTTGGTTATAAAAGTAAAACAACCGCCAGTATTTACAAATAGATTATTTGCGGTAATATATGACTTATTTATCTCTAGCGAGGTTTTATGAAACGAATTTCATTATCTGAATATGCAGGTAAGCACGGTCAGGGGAAAACAGCTAAAGACTTAAATGTCACACAGGCGGCTATCAGTAAAGCAATACAGTCGCAACGCAATATCTATCTGTTCGTAGACAAGAAAGGTAATGCTGTTAGGGGAGAAGAAATTCGACCTTTTCCTCATCACCAAAATTAATCTACCCAAAGGTAACCGCAATGGCACGCAATGAATTAAGCAAATCCGCAATGAAGATTGCGGATGTCATCAGAAGAAAATCGGTGGAAAAAACCGATAAGGAGATCGCTGAACGTATTGGCGTTGACCCGAGTACGTTTTGTCGTTTTAAGGCTGACCATTTAGAGAAGTTTTGTGCTTTTTTGGATGAGTTGGGCTTGGTGGTGAAAGAAAAGTATGCGGATGATGCGGAGCGAAAAGCATTAATTACGCTGGCGAAAAAAGCGATTGATGAAATGGAGTAATAAAAAAGCCTCTGTTCGCAGCTATGTTATTAATCTTTTTTGAAAAATTTCTTTAATGCGACAGGTAATAACACAATCGCCCAAATGTGAAAGTAAAGTTTAAAGATTAAGTAGTTATGTGTTTCGCTAACTTTAAACCCAAGTGAAATAAGTTCGGATTGACTAAAAGAACCTAATGCAGCGAAAAGACCGACAGTAATAACTGCTGAAAAATAGGCTTGTTTATCAAATTCTTTTTTGAATTTTCTAACAATAAACTCGTGAAGAGTGATGAATATCAGTGGGGTAATAATGATGATTAAATGTTGTAGCGTTTCATTAAAAACACTGATTTTTGAAACGATCAGTAATGCTGTAAACAAGGTGATATATACATACAAATCACGAATAAGAGGGAACATGTGAAGCCTATAAAAGTAATTTTGAAAAAATTGATTGCATTTTATCACAGTGATGATTTTGTTTTGATACACCTTGTCATTTTTATGTTATTGGCTTGGTACTTTTTTGGCAAATAAAAAACCACCGCGGCAACGGTGGTTTAGATAATAAGGAAATGTATATGAATGCATTATTACCAATAAATACGAAAAAAGCAAGCATTACGATGAGTAGTCGTGAAATTGCGGAATTGGTTGAGGCGAGACACGATTCGGTAAAAAGAACCGTTGAACGCTTACAGGACAAGGGATTAATTCAACTTACACCATTGGTGGAAGTTAAAAATCATTTAGGACAAACCGTTTTAGAGTATCAACTTATTAAGCGAGATACTTATGTCGTTGTTGCCCAACTTTGCCCTGAATTTACTGCGCGCTTGGTTGATCGTTGGCAAGAATTAGAATCACAACAAGCAAACAACGCTTTTTCAATTCCTCAAACATTATCTCAAGCCCTACGTCTAGCCGCTGAACAAGCAGAGAAGATCGAGCAGCAAGAACAGTTAATTGCGTTACAAGCGCCGAAAGCCGCATTTGTCGATCATTATGTTGACGTTGGCACCAGTAAATCGCTGCGTGAAACCGCGAAAATTTTAAAGATGCCGGAGAAAGCGATGATCGAACGTTTGATCGAAGATCGGTTGTTGTTTCGTCAATCAGGCAAGTTGTTGCCGTTTGCCAGTGAGAAAGCGAAGCCGTTGTTTACGGTGAAAACCGGCACGGCTGAACACGGACATAACTATACGCAAACTCGAGTTACCGCTGAGGGTATGCGTTTTATTGCTGAACAATATGCAACGGAGTTGATGTTATGAGTATTGGAAAATTATTGATTGATGATCAACCTCATCAAGTCTTACCTGCTTTAGCAAAAACAATTGGTTTAAATGAAGCGATTTTCTTACAACAACTACATTATTTGTTGAATTACAGCAAAAACCATATTGAAGGAAAGTCTTGGATATTTAATACCTATGAACAATGGCAAGAGATTTTTTGTTATTGGTCAATATCAACGATTAGACGCACGATAGAGAGTGTTAAAACACGAGGATTATTGATTGCAACTGACAAGTTCAACAAGATGAAAATGGATAAAACAAAGTGGTACACCATTGATTATGACCGTCTTGCCAATTTGGATATATCGACTGTTAAAAATAACAATCCATCTGTTCAAAATGAGCAGTCTGACTGTTCAAAATGGACAGATGTGTCTGTTCAAAATGAGCAGAGCAATAACCAAAAGAATACACAAAAGAATACTACACAAGATATTAAAAAAACTACGCAAAAAAAATCGACTGCGCTCACGCTTTTGTCAGAGTTTGGGATTACAGGACAGCTTGCTGAAGATTTTATTACGCATCGCAAAGCGAAAAAAGCACCGATTACAAAAACTGCACTGGAGCGCCTACAAAAACAAGCAGATTTAGCCGGTTTACCGCTTGCGGAGGTGGCGGAAATTATGATTGAGCGTGGCTGGCGTGGCTTTAAAGCCAGTTGGGATTGGCAAGAAACGCCACAAAACCGGTCTAAAAAATCAAAATTTGATGACAATGACGATAGCTGGTGGCGTGGCAAAACGATTGAGATTAGGGGGTATTGATGATGCGGAATTTTGCAAATACAGAATTAGCAGCGTTGGTTGGCAGTGAACCAGCCTATCAAGCACCGGCAGGCAAGCAAGAAATCCCTCCGCAGGTGGCAAAATTTGTCGATCGCTTATTTGCCCGATTAAAAGCGATTTTCCCGGCGTGGCAGGCGGCATTTGATGGTGAGGAAGGCTATCAGGAAGCAAAACGGCTTTGGCTTGAGGCGTTGGTCAACAACGGCGTGACGACCGCTGCACAATTCAAGTGCGGTATTGCGCAGGCGGAACGGTCGGGAAGTCCGTTTTTTCCTAGCGCAGGGCAATTTATTGCGTGGTGTAAAACGGACGATTATGCCGCATTGGGGTTGCCGACCGTGGAGGAGTTGCAATATCGCTTAAATAAATTCCGTGCGTTTGGCGGGTTTGCGGAGATTGAGCGTTTTGAGTTTATTTCTGATGCGGAATATTGGTTGATTACTGAGATTGCGAACAAGTCAATCCAAAAATCTTACAGTGAGGCGGAAGAGCTTAAAGCGATGAAAGAGGCGTTAGACAAGATGGCAAAACGCTTAGAAAAAGGGGAGGTGTTGCCAAAGCCAACTCGCTCGTTACCTGAGAAAGTTGAATATCTGGATCCTGAAAAAGTGAAACAAGGTTGGGCCAATTTGAAAGCGTTAGTAGCGAGAGGTTAGTAATGAGTGTTGATAAAAATAACATCAGATTAGTTTGCCCAAAATGTGGTGGGGAATTAACGGATTTATGGGATGGTGAGCCGGTGAGTGCATTTATTGGTGAATGGTCTGACGATAGATTTCGCTGTGAAGGGAAATGGGAAGAGTCTGAAAAATGGGGGCCGTATGCCCGGGTTAACCGAACAAAATCATGCGGCTACTTTGGTTTAAAAGATTTGGGTGCTGAGCCTGAAGAGGAATAATAAATGAGTTTTGATAAAGACACTTACCCAACACCATTATCTGTATTTAACCAAATAAATGCAGAATTTAATTTTACGATTGACGGGGCAGCATTGTCACACAATACAAAGTTAGAGCGTTATGTTACGCCAGAAATGGATTTTTTAACTTATCCGCTAGAAAACGAGCGAATCTGGATTAATCCACCATTTAGCGATCCACATAGCTTTATTAAGCGTGTAGTTGATCTATATGCAAACCACAACTGTTTAGTAGTGATGCTTTTACCTGTAGATATTAGTACTAAATGGTTTTCGCTTGTTGCAGAAAAAGCAACGGAAATACGCTTTATTGTTGGTGGACGAATTAAGTTTTTAAATCCAGAAACAGATAAGTGGACCGATGTTTGTCGAGGGAATCATTTGGCTATATTCGATCCTAGACACAAGGCAATGGGGCAAGTTATTCGCCATGTCCATATTGATAATTTTGCAAATCTGGAGTGGCGATAACCAATGATTATTGAAATGGTTAAAGGTGCTGGTGGCACATTTGTTGCAGCAGATGACATATATCTCCCAGCACTGCAAAAATTTAAAAATGGTGAGATATACGAAGTTGAGGTAAAGCGAACTCGCAATCCTCAATTCCACCGTAAAGTCTTTTCCTTTTTTAAATTTTGTTTTGAACATTGGTCAGCGGATAAAACAGATTGGAAGTATTTTGATGAAAGAAAGCAATTTGACACATTCCGCAAGCATTTAACTGTGTTAGCAGGCTTTAAGGACGTGAGTTATACGATAGATGGTCGGGTGCGGGTGGAAGCTAAATCATTAAGTTACGGAAATATGGAACAAGATGAGTTTGAAGCCTGCTATTCAGCATTAATTAATGCCGCTTTAAAGCATATTTTCAACAATACAACCGATCAAAAAATGATTAATCAGCTATATGCGTTTTTTTAGGTGGCAATGATAATGGCAAATTTAAGAAAGGAAGCGAAAGGGCGTGAATGTCAGGTGAGATTACCTGGAATCTGTAATCATAATCCTGAAACCGTTGTATTAGCACATTTTAGAATGGCGGGTATTAACGGTGTTGGAATGAAGCCTGATGATATGTTTGGAGCATGGGCTTGCAGTAGTTGCCACGATGAAATCGATCGCAGAACAAGAAAAATGGATTATGAGCTTGTGCGTTTAGCTCACGTGGAAGGTGTGATTAGGACGCAGGCTATTTTGAAATCGGAGGGTAAGCTATGAGTGACTGGGTAGAACTCTGCTTGCCATACCCACCAAGTGTCAATCATTACTGGCGGCATACAAGACAAGGACGGCACTATATATCGAAAACAGGGAAAGAATTTAGAGAAAAAGTATTGAGTATCTGCAGTCAATTTGATCGCATTGCAGGCACAGTGCAGATGCAAATAGATGTGTATTACCCAGATAACAGAGAACGTGATCCAGATAATTTGCAAAAATCTTTATTTGACGCGCTTACTGCTTCGGGGATTATTGAGGGGGATAGTAATAGAGTCATAAAAGATTATCGAGTAAAGAGCGTTGGTGTAGTAAAAGGCGGTATGGTAGTGGTTAAATTAAAGGAATTAAGGTAATGAAGTATTTGAGTGATTTACAGCTAACTAATGAGCAAGAAAAATGGGTAAAAGAGTGGCTCTGTAAATGGGGGGCTTGGATTCGCTCAGGAAGATTAGATAAAAGACAAGTTAATATCATTGGTAGATTAATGGATAGCGTAACTCCTGCAGATCCGTCAGACCCAATTTGTACAGATGACGAGGGATTGATGATTAGCCAAATAATTGATGAATTTTTTACTACACAAGATAAAGAATTGCACTTTATTGTTTATGGTCATTATGTAGATAAAATGACTGTTAATAGATTATCTGTGGTGCTTTTTGATGAAATTGAACCTCGACTTATGAAACATTGTATGAATAAACCATCTATAAGAAAGCCAAGTTTAAAGACAGTAACACGTTATGTTAAGTGTCGGTTAAATTTAGCAACTGCTATTATTCATGAAATGCTTGTAAAAGGATTTACTATCTTAAAAAATGTCGCTAAAAATCGTAAAAATATCAAAGTTTGCTATTGACAAGTTTGGGTCACTGTCCTATCATTTCATGTAATGGTGGGCGTTGTGTAAATATTGTTCACCAAGTAAGAGATTTCTAACCCTAGGCAGCAATGTCTGGGGTTTTTTATTACCTCTGAAATGGAGGTGGAGAAATGAAAATGCCAGACAAAGATCCTGGAGTATGGCTCATTATCTGGGCGTACCTCCAACAAAACTACAATGCCATTGCGGGTTTCGTGATGGCTTTTTTTATGTCTATGTTACGGGCTTGGTTTTTGCAACAAAAAAGTTCGTATCGTCAACGGATATTAGACGGAGCGATATGTGGAGCATTAACACTCTCGTGTATGTCGTTACTAAATCATTTTGGATTGCACGAAAATTTATCTACGTTCATTGGTGGAATGATTGGTTTTATCGGTGCGGAAAAGATAAGAGAGTTTTTATTTAAATTTATTGCTAAAAAGGTGAGCAAAGATGAGTAAGTTTAAATTTTCAACAACAAGCGAAATGCGGCTTGTCGGCGTACATCCTGATTTAGTTAAAGTTGTGCGTACTGCGATTACAGAATCAGAGTTTGACTTTATGGTCGTTGAGGGTAAACGCAGTAAAGCAAGACAAGCAGAACTTGTTAAAAGTGGTGCAAGCAAAACAATGAACAGTCGTCACTTAACTGGCCACGCAGTTGATTTAGCTCCAATCATAGTTGAAAACGGAAAAACGGTTATAGACTGGAACAACAAAGCCAAATTTAAAGCGTTAGCTGAGTTAATTAAATCTATCGGTAAGCGTTTGAATATTGATGTTGAGTGGGGTGGAGATTGGCGTACTTTTTACGACGGTCCACATTTCCAACTCAGTCGTAAATCTTATCCTGACAGGTGAGATATGTTCACAACAAATAAATGGCTATATGCGATAGCTATCATTGCATTGTTACTTATCAGTGTAGTGTATCAATATCAACTGATAAAAGATTTAAAAAGTGAAATTGCTAAACAATCGGACACAATAGCGACACAAAGTGCAACGATTATCCAGCTACACGCAGATATGGCGAACAATCAAAAACTGACACTCGAATTAAGTAAGCAAGAATCAGAAGTAAGGAGCAAATCAGATGATGTTATCAAAAGCATATCAGCAGATGACAAAGCAAGTGATGCGTATAACAGTGCTGCTCCTCGTAATATTATTGAGTTCTTGCGCAAGTAAGCCGGTAACGACTGTTCAACCTCAAATCCCTGCGGTATTAATTAGCTATCTAGATAAGACAAACTTTAATGGTCGTACTTATGGAGATGTAGCACAGTACGCAGTAATACTCAAACTTGAGCGCGATATTTGTTTGAATCGGATTGATAGGATTAGAGAGTGGCAGGTACAACATGCACAAAAATAAAGGGCGTGATTCGTGGCATCATCTTTACTATCGGAAAGCGTGGAAGCAACTGCGATTAGATCATCTATCCGAAAATCCACTATGTGAGTACTGTTTGCGAGAAGGCAAAATAACATTAGCAACGGTGGTGGACCATATCAAGCCGCATAAGGGTGATTTAAGGTTATTTTTAGACCCACATAACTTGCAATCACTTTGTAAGTTACATCATGACAGCGCGAAACAAAAAGCCGAAATTCATCAAATGCATGAAATTGGTTGTGATGTAAATGGCTTTCCACTTGATAAAAACCATCATTTCAATAAATAAAAAGTGATTAACCAGGGGAGGGCGGGTAAAAAGTTCAACGAAAAAGCCCAAGCAACCGCCCCTGGAACTCAATTTTATCGCTATTACAGTTTTTTAATGATTTTTTAGGAGGTTATAGATGAGTGGACGCAAATTGCGTAGTGATAGCTCCACTGCAAAAGTGTTAGCCACCAAAGCGGCACAAACCAAGCTATCACCACCACAAAAATTAACAAAATTAGAAACCCGTTATTGGGAAAGTATTATCAATAGCCGAGCATTAGACAGCTGGACCCCGATTGACAAAGAGCGAGCTGTAAAACTCGCAAAACTTTATGTTGAAATCGATGATTATGAAAAAGAATTACAAGGTTATCGTCGCTGGATAAAAACAGACAACGGCACATTGAAAATGCATCCATTACATTATGTCGTAGAGGACTTATATAAACGTGAAATCCAAATGTGTCGCAGCTTACAAATCCACAGCCGAGCAACACAAGGAGAAAGTCGCGATCAAGTGAAAACCAATCAACTTTATCAGGAAGCGAAAAAAGCTCTTGATGACGATGACGGCTTAATTGCAAGGGTGTTTAACTAATGACGACGGCAGAAAAAGTCATCGCTTTTATTGAAAAATATTGTTTTGTACCTGAAGGGGCGTTAGTGGGAAGCCCGATTAAATTAGAGGATTTCCAAAAACGCTTTATTTTTGACGTTTATGACAATCCACAGGGGACCACACACGGTATTTTGTCGATTGGGCGTAAAAATGGAAAAACGGCACTTATCGCGTGTTTATTATTGGCGCATTTAGTGGGGCCTGTTGCTATCTTAAATAGCCAGATTGTCAGTGGTGCGCTGAGTCGTGAACAGGCCGCGCTCGTGTTTAATCTTGCGGTAAAAATGATCCAGCTCAATCCAAAGCTAAATGAGCTTGTGGACATAAAGCCAAGTGGCAAACGGCTGATTGGCCGACCAATGGGGGTTGAATACAAGGCCTTAGCTGCGGACGGTAAAACCGCGCAAGGTTTATCGCCAGTGCTGGCGATTTTAGATGAAGTTGGACAAGTGCAAGGGAGTCAATCGGCTTTCGTTGATGCGATTACTACTGCACAAGGCGCACATAAAAGCCCATTATTGCTCACCATCAGCACACAAGCCGCAAACGATGCAGACTTGCTTTCCATTTGGATTGATGACGCAATTAACAGTGGCGATCCACATACAGTTTGCCACGTTTACAGTGCAGATAAAGACTTAAAAATTACTGATCCAAAAGCGTGGAAGCAAGCCAACCCCGCGTTAGGCGTGTTCCGCAGTGAAGATGACATCAAAAAACTGGCAGACAAAGCTAACCGAATGCCTAGTTTTGAAAATACGTTCCGCAATTTAAACCTCAATCAGCGGGTCAGCACGGTATCCACGTTTGTTACGCAAGATGTCTGGAAAGCCAATGGCGAAATCGCACCGCCCCCTATGGGATTAAGTGTCTATGGCGGTTTAGACTTATCTGCACGAACAGACTTAACGTCGCTAGTGCTGGTTGCCAAAGAGCCAAGCGGCAAAACCAATGTTTATAGTTATTTCTGGACGCCGGAACAAGGTTTGATTGACCGCACAAAGCGCGACCGAAGCCCTTATGATGTGTGGGCAAAACAAGGTTTTATTCGCACCACACCTGGCGCCACCGTGGACTATGCTCACGTTGTACGGGATATTGCTGAAATCTTAAGTGATTTTGATATTTCTTCTATTGCTTTCGACCGATGGCGAATGGATATTTTCAAAAAAGAAATGGACGCACAGGGCATTACGTTGCCATTAGTGCCTTTTGGTCAAGGATTTAAAGATATGTCGCCGGCAATTGACACCTTAGAAAGCCAATTGCTTAATGGACAACTGCGCCACGGTATGCACCCCGTTTTAACGATGTGTGCGGCAAACGCAGTCATTACCAAAGATCCAGCCGGCAACCGAAAATTTGAAAAACATAAAGCAACAGGACGAATTGATGGAATGGTCGCACTTGCGATGGCACTTGGCATAGCAGAAAGTGCGGAAACGCCATTGAATATTGATGCATTTTTACAGGATATGATTATCGGATGAGTACACTAAATGATAAAAACTGGTGGAGCCGTTTTTACCAACGCTGGTTTTCAGGCGGAAAACGCCTTGATAAAGGCAGTGTTGTAGAACCCTTTGTGAGTGAGGCAAGTGGTTCAGGGGAAACGGTAAACGGAGAAACCGCCTTAAAATTAAGTGCGGTTTGGGCTTGTGTGCGGTTACGCAGTCAAACCATTGCTTCACTGCCTTTCCACCTCAAAAATGAACAACGGCAAATCGCTCGCGATCACCCCCTTTACAAAATCATTCACGACACGCCAAATGCAGATATGTGTGCCAGTGAGTTTTGGGAAGCGGTGATTGCTAACCTTGATTTATGGGGCAACGTCTATTGCCGCATAAATCGGATTGGTGGGCGTGTGGTTGCATTGGATATTCTTGATCCACAGTATATGCAGGTGCAACGCAGTGATAACGGCGAAATCCGCTACCTTTACACCAAAAATAACGTGGACGGCGGTAATTACGCCGAATGGGATATTTTGCATTTTAGGGGCTTTACCCTTGATGGTTTAATTGGATTATCCCCCATTCGCTACCAAGCACAAGTAATGGGCTTGCAAACTGCTGCGAATAATGCTGCGGCCAAAGCCTTTAATAATAATTTAAAGGCGGGCGGTTTTTTGAAAACCGGTGAGCGGATTTTATCCGATGAGCAACGCAGGCGCGTGCGAGAGGGATTAAGCGAATTTGGCAAGCCTGAAAACGCTGGCAAGTGGATGGTGCTTGAAGCAGGAATGGAACCAGCCAATATGTCAGGCAGTTGGATCAACCCACAAGACGCCCAATTATTAGAAAGTCGCTATTTTGGAATTGAAGAAATTTGCCGAGCCTTTGGCGTACCGCCTCAATTAATTTATAGCACGGATAAATCGTCCTCTTGGGCATCAAGTGCGGAACAAATTACGCAAAATTTCCTGACCTACTCACTCAATCCAATGTTAAAACGGATTGAACAAACCATTACACGTAAATTGCTAAAACCTGAAGAGCGGTCAAAAATTTACCCTATTTTTAGTGTGGAAGGGCTATTGCGTGCAGATAGCGCAGGAAGAGCGAGTTTTTACACCGCACTTTTGCAAAATGGCGTAATGACTCGAAATGAAGTGCGGGCATTAGAAAATCTCCCTGCTGTGGACGGTGCAGATCAACTGACTGTACAACTTAATTTGACCGCGATTGATAAAATCGGAAAGGACATAGCCAATGACAAGCCGAACTAAAGATCTCTTATTTAAAGCCGAAGCCATCAAAGAAGATGGTTTTTTTTCGGGCTATTGTAACGTGTTTGATGTGAAAGATGCCTACGATGAGATCGTACGCAAAGGGGCATTTTTAGACTCCATCAAGATGTGGAAAGAGCAAAGCAAAATGCCGCCGGTATTATGGAACCACGACCGCAATCAGCCTATCGGCGTATGGACACAGCTTAAGGAAGATGAGAAGGGCTTATACGGTGAAGGGCGATTACTGATTAACGACGTGGCAAAAGCCAAGGAAGTCCACGCTTTAATGATGGCGGGTGCTATTGATGGGCTCTCTATTGGCTATCGAGTAAATAAGTGGACCTATGATGAAAAAGAGGACTCCACAGAATTACTTGCCATTGAATTAAGAGAAATCTCGGTAGTTACTTTTCCCGCTAATGAAGCAAGTCGCGTGGAAAAAGTGAAATCTGTGTTAGAAAAAGGCAGATTGCCTACTCTTGCTGAATTTGAGAAAGCCCTAAGGGATTTGGGGTTTTCACAAAAACAAGCTGTAACCGTTGCTAGCTACGGCTTGAAAAAACTCATTCAGGGCGAGCCTGAAGAAAAATCACTTAGCAACGCATTAAATATAATCAAATCCATTACAGGAGAACACTAATTATGTCAGAAACAGAAAAAAATCTTGAACAGCTCGCCAGCGAGTTTAAAAAAGCCACCGACCAAGTAAAAGGGTTGGGGGAAGAACTACAAGGTAAAATGGCGAACAACGAAAAAGGCTTAGAGGGCTTAAAAGCGCAAGTGGACGAAGCCTTAATCTCAATGAATGAAGCAAAAAGCCGTTTAGATGAGTTAGAGCAAAAAGCCGCGCGTCGTGGTGGAGCTAATGAACCCGCTGAAAAATCCTTAGTGGAACAGCTAATGGAATCAGAGAGCTTCCAAAAATTTATGCAAGATCCACGCAAAGGCAACTCCGCCCATTTATCCGTAAAAGCCACTATTACCAGTGCCACGACTAATACAGCGGGGGCGGCAGGTGCATTAATTCCTGAGCATAAATTACCGGGAATTTTAACGCCGCCAGATCAGGCACTCACCATTCGCGACTTGCTCGCCAAAGGCACCACACAAAGTAATTCCATCACATACATTCGTGAAACAGGATTTACAAACAGCGCGGCGTATCAAGTGAATGAGGGAGATAAAAAAGCCCAATCCGATATTAAATTTGACGAAGTAACGCTTGGTGTAAAAACCATCGCGCATTATATGAAAGCCTCTCGCCAAATTTTAGATGATGCGCCAATGTTACAAAGCTACATCAACGGACGCTTAATTTACGGTTTGAAACTGTTTGAAGATCGTCAGCTCTTAAACGGAGATGGATCAAGTGGTGCCTTACACGGGATTTTACCGCAAGCCACCGCCTTTGCAGATCCTGCAAAATTGGCGACCTACACCATCATTGATCAACTGCGATTAGCGCAATTGCAAGCCTTAATTGCAGAATATCCAGCCACAGGCTATGTGCTTAACCCTATCGATTGGACAAAAATTGAGTTGGAAAAAGACGGTATGGGACGTAACATTATCGGCAATCCGCAAGGCACTGCACAGCCAACCTTATGGGGCTTACCAGTGGTGCAAACCCAAGCAATGAACGCAGGCACTTTCTTGACTGGGGCATTTAGTCTTGGCGCGCAGGTGTTTGACCGTCAGGCTTCAGCCATCGCTATTGCAACGGAAAATGAAGATGACTTTGTGCGCAACTTAGTGACCATCTTGGCAGAAGAACGCTTAGCCCTCGCGGTATATCGTCCAGAGGCCTTTATTAAAGGTACACTTGCGCCTAAAACGAAATAACCCTTAACACCGCACAACTCAAGTGCGGTGCTTTTTCTTGGAGATTTTTACCAATGCTTATCTCGCTTGAGCTTATCAAACAACATTGCCGTATTGATCATAATGAAGAAGACACGCTCTTAACTCAGTATGAAACCGCTGCGCAAACCTACCTTGAAAGCCAACTTGGGCGCAAGCTCTATCTAGATAGTGTGCCAGAAGAGGAATCAATGGGGCTTGTGGCAAATGCGGCAATTAAACAGGCAATGCTAATGACCATTGCCCACTGGTATGAACACAGAGAAAGCGTTGTAGTAGGTATAACTTCTAAAGAAATTGAGCAAGGTGTTTGGCGGCTAATCCAACCTTACCGATTAATGGGGGTGTAAATGCAAATTGGGAAACTGCGTCATCGAATCAAGATACAGCAGCAAATCAACACCCAAAACGACTACGGCGCATTGGTTACCGAATGGCAAGACGTTGTCAGCTGTTGGGCGGAAGTCAAACCTTTAACGGGGAAAGAATATTTTTCCGCGCAACAGGTGCAGTCGGAAGTTACCGTGCAAATTTGGTTACGTTATCGGGCAGGCATTACGCCTACAATGCGGGTGGTTTTTGGCGAACGGCATTTTGAGATTGTTGAAGTGCTGAATTACCAAGGACGAAACACCGCATTGCAACTGTTATGTAAGGAAAAAGTCAATGGCTAGCACGGTCAAAGTGGAAGGATTAAGGGCGTTGTCGGCAGCAATGAAAGAACTCGGCCGAAAAGCAGCCAACCGTATTGCCGTTAAAGCAATGCGCAAAGGTGGGGCGATTGTACGCGATAAAGCACGCAATAACGCCCCAACCTTGAAAGAGAAAGTTCCGCACCGACGTGCAGGTACATTAAAAAAAGCCATTCAATCCAAGACCAAAGTCGGTCGAAATGGCAAAACTAACACCTATATTGGTGTAAAAAAGCTTTCGGGTAAACAAATCGAAAAGTTTAAGGCCAAAGCACAGAAAGGCGGGGCGTATAACCCTAACGATCCGTATTATTGGCGATTTGTTGAGTTCGGCACATCAAAAATGCCGGCACGCCCTTTCTTGCGAACAGCGTTTGAACAAACGAAAGACCAAGCTGCTAATGCCATTATTACTACCTTACGAGAGGAAATCTTAAGGGAAGGAAACAAATGATCCAACACGACTTATTTAACGCCCTGTCGCCTTTGGTTGCAGGGCGTTGTTTTTATGAAGTGCTCCCTGATACCAATACGACCTATCCCGTCATTGTGTATCAATTCCCCACCATCACCCCAAATTCAGCCCTAGAAGATGGGGATTTAGATGATTACCAAGTGCAAATCGACATTTACAGCAATCAAGTTGATGACATCTTTAACTTGCGCGAAGCATTGTTTGAAGCGATAGAAGATGAATTTGATTTTGCCGAACGCATTTCGGATTTTAGTGATTATGAACCCGATACAAAACTACACCGCCGTGTAGTGATGTATCAAATAGCTTATGGAGAATAACTATGGCCACACAAACCACCCCATTTCAGGGGACAAAATTTTATATCGGCATTGGTTTAGAGACGAAAAAGGCGATTACTGCTTGTAGTATTAGCCCCAATGCCACCATTACCGCTACCGGACACGGTGTGAAAGCCGGAGATTGTATCAAAATCAGCGGATTAGGCGCATTAGACGGTTATTATCCGGTGAAGTCGGTACAAACTGATGTGATCACCTTAGCGGATGAGGTTGATTGGTCAACACAGGATAAACCGACTAATTTCGGTCAAGCACAATTGGAAAAAGTGCAGTGGTCATCTAACTTTTGTGCGATTAAAAACATCGAAAAAGACGGCGACACCTTAACGGAAGAAGATGTTACCACAATGTGCAGTGAGGGAACGGAAACTGAACCGGGTGATATTGAGTTTGGCAGCCTAAAGCTCACTTTCTTCTGGGCACCCGCTACCGCAATGCAAGCGGATTTACGCAAGAAATTCTACGGTAAAGAAACGTTCCCTTACTTGATTGTGTTCAAAAACAATCAAGGATCGCTCTATGGCACAGGCTTTATTCAAACCAGCACCAATATTAGCGGTGAAGTCAAAGGCAAGTTTGAATCAGGCGTCACCATTAAACAATCCAAACGGGATTATTTATTACCAGTCGCATAACCAACTCACCGCACGATAAAAAGTGCGGTGTTTTTTATAAACATTTTAAGGAAATCAACAATGAACAAAGGCACTAAAGCAACCTTACTTGCGATTAAACCCACATTGAAACCCTTTGAACTCAACGGCAATACCTACTATATCCGTTCTTTTACTGTAGGTGATGTGAACCGTGAAGTGTTTGAATATCAAAATTGGCTGAAAGCACAGGCAATGGCACAAGGCATTGAGTTGAATCTGAATGATGAAGATGAACTCGCAAAACAGCTTGAACCCATTGCGGATAAATACCGCCTTGCGCGCAATCTTGCTATTAAATTATGCGATGAAAAAGGCAATAATTTATTCGACCCTGACAATATCGAAGATTTAGAAGCCATTTTAACCCTTGATGACAGCGTACTTACCGCCTTTAATCAAGCCGAAAATGCTGATGCCCCAAAAAACTTACAGCCCGACGCAAGTTCCAATTAACCTTATCCCTTGCGTTGGGTAAAACGCTATCAGAAATCGAAGCAATGCCAGAGCGCCACTTGCAAGAATATGAACAATTCTACCAAGAACAACCGTTCGGCTTGTGGCGTGAAGATTATCGCACCGCACAAATTGCCTACTTGCTGGCAGCGATTAACAGCGACCCCAAAAAAGACAGTCCAAAACTCACCGAGTTTATGCCGTTTTTTACGGAACGAAGTGCGGTGGAAAATAACCAAGATTTTGATGATGGTAGCGAGATGTTTTTGGCACAGAGGTAAGCAGATATTGAGAAAGTAAATTTCACAATCGCTAGTCTAGATTTGAAAAATAAAAATATCATATATAACTCTTGAGTTATGATTGTCGGCTATGCTATAGTACAAATTATAAATTAAAGGTTATTAATGTTTTTATGTTTGAATTACTTTTTCACCCTGAAGCGATGGAGGAGATTAAAGCACTATCGCCAATAATGCAGGCTAAGGCGTTGAATGCACTTGATAAACTTGAGGAAAAAGGAAATCAATTGCGTTATCCGCATACTCGCATAATTAAAGATGGTTTATTTGAGTTGCGTGCAGGAAGTAAAGATATATCAAGGACGTTTTTCGCTTTTGCTGTGGGGAAGAAAATTTATATCTTGCGTACTTTTGTGAAAAAATCACAAAAAACACCAGCAGCAGAGATTGAACTCGCTTTTAAACGATTGGGGGAAATGACAGATGAAAGTACAAGCCGTTAGTTATAAAACTGTAAAAGAGACTTTGTTAAAAAACAAAGAAACCAAGGCACTTTATATTCAAGAGAAACGTATTGAAGAGTTACAAACTTTACTTATAGAGTTACGCCAAAAAGCAGGGTTGACTGTATCAGAAGTGGCAATGAGAATGGGGGTAAGTCAGCCAGCAGTCAGTAAATTAGAGAAAAATGCTAGCCGTGCGTCTTTTATAACATTGCAACGTTATGCGAACGCTTGTGGAGCTGAGTTGCATGTTGGGGTAGGTAGATAAGCATTTTCTTTGCTGAAATAACTTGACTGCCCGTGGGGATTTGGTAGATTTGAGGTAAATATAGGGAGAAAGCAAATGAAAAAATATAGCAGACAAGTGGATTATCTTTTTACTGAGATTATCGGCTTTTGGCTTTATATTATTGCTTGGTTAATGGTTCCTGTGTTTATCATTTTCGCGATAGGATGGTTAGATTGGTTTTTTTTACCAGAAAACGGATCAGCTAGAATGATAGTGATCAAGTCATTACTTATAGGATTGGTCGTTGGTGGTGGAGGAACTGCTTTATTATATTGGTATCTGAAACCTAAAAATAAAAAATAAGTTTATGTTAGAGAAAACCTCGCTTTTGCGAGGTTTTTTTATGGGAGAAATTAATATGGCAGGTTCGCTAGGTCAGTTGAATATCTTACTGGGTTTAAATAGTGTGCAATTCAGTAAAGGTCTTGAGCAATCGATAGTTAAAGCTCGTAATTTCGCTACGGAAACGAATAAATCCTTTAAATCTATTGAAAATAGTCTATCTATCTTAGAAAGATCGGCAAAATGGACTAATACATGGTTGAGTGCACAACAATTAACTTCTGGGATTAGACAATTAGCACAATATGCAGATTCATATACTGAAATTCATAATAGAATGAAATTAGTTAGCGAAGACTCTGCTAAAAGTGTGCGAGCAATGCAATCAGTTTTTGATATATCAATAAAAACTAGGCAGAGTGTGAATGCGACAGCTCAAGTGTATCAACGTTTTGCTCAAAATGCACAACAGCTAGGAATTAGTCAATCACAAGTAATAAGTTTAACAGAGACGGTATCCAAAGCTGTTGCACTTTCTGGAACAGGCGCCGCCTCCGCAGAAGCAGCACTTACTCAGTTTGGGCAATCGTTAGCAAGTGGTGTATTTAGAGGGGATGAATTTAATTCTGTTATGGAGCAAACCCCAGGTTTAGCACTTGCGATTGCGAATGGCTTAGGTGTAACTATTTCACAATTACGGGAGTTAGCATCAAAAGGAAAATTAACTACAGATGTATTAATTCCAGCATTAGAGAAAGTTAAAAATCAGGTAGATAATGATTTTAATAGTATGTCTGTAACAACAGGTCAAGCATTAACTAATTTAAGTACAGCAGCAACTAAATGGATTGGTGAGTTAAATACAAGCGTAGAAGGTACGGATAAGTTGGCTCACGTCATTCTGTATTTAGCAGATAATTTTGATACTTTAGCTAAGTCGTTATTGGCAGTTGGGGCAGGAATTATTGCATTAAAAAGTTTACCAAATGTACAAAATAGAATTAAAACAGAAGCAGATAAGTATCAGCAAATTCAGCAGGAAAAGCAATTAATACAAGCTACTCGTGAACGAGCATTAGCAATGAGAGATCAAACAACAGAAGCATTAAGACAAGCAACTGTTGAGTTTCAAGCAATGAAACTAAGGGTAGATAACATACGTATTGCACAACAGCAAACTGTTGCAGAAAGGGAGTTATTGGCTACACGTTTACAAGGAATGTCTGGAAGTGCGCGAATAGCAGGGATGGCACAATATGAAGCATTATTGCAGCAAGAGAATATTTTAACAAAACAACTTAGCGTAGCAGAAAAAGAATTAGCATCAGCTAAATTGACACTAAGAAATGCATATGTAGAAAATACGACCGTACAATCCGCAGCTAATGTAGGCTTAGTAAAATCTAATGTATTGATGGCTACGTATCGAAACCTTGTTAGGTCCGCGACAGCAGAATTGCAAATGATGCGTGCAGCTTTTTTAGCAAATCCGCTAATGGTCGGTATAACAGCTATTACAGTTTTAGCATCGTTTGCTGGTTATTGGTTTACAACTGCGGATGCGACAGAAGAAGCTACTCAAAAAGCGAGGGATTACATTCAATCGATTGATGCAAGTAAAGAAGCATTAGAGCGAATGTCAGCAGCGGCTTTAGCTAAACAATTAAAAGACTTAGAAGAAAGTAAAACGGCTTTTAATAAGAAAATTGAAGAGCAAAAACGTAAAGTTGCTGAGCTTAATTCTCAATTAGAAAATTTGAAAAATAATGATAGCTTTAGTTATGGTTCAGATTCTTTTTATTCATTTAATAGCAACGCTGAAAAAACAAAGAAAATTCAAAATGAACTTATCGATATTAATGCGGATTTAGATCGGTCAATGCAGGATTTAGAAGCAACTAATGAACGATATAATAATACCCGTGATTATTATAATCAGTTGCTTGGAATTGGTGTTGATAAAACACCAGATGTGACAGATAAAACTTTATTATTCAGTAAGTCATTAAATGAATTAGGTATGACAGCTGAAGATACAAAGAGTAAGCTACAATCATTATTTTCTATGTTTGCGGGACAAGGGATTTTGGCATTTCAACAAGGAAATAAAATTGTTGGTTATGCGAATGATAAACTGCAAGAAGACCTCAATAAACTTGCAACTGACAAAGTGCGTGCGGGCTTAAAAGGGAAAGCACTGTATAAGCACGATGCTGAGCAAGCAGCAAAAAGTAAGGGCTATCAAGGCGAAGCGAAAGATAAATTTGTTGACGCTTATGTAAGTGCGGAGTTAGCTAAAGAGAGTAATCGAAAAACGGGCGGAAGTAAAAAATCAAGGACTGATTACGTCAAGCAATACACCGACCAGTTAACGGATATGCAAAACCGCATTGCACAGCTAAGAGCTGATACGAGTGATATTAAGCTGTTCGGTGAACCAAGCCAGTACCAAGAGTTTAGTAAACTACAACAAGACATCACCGCCAATGCAGAAAAATATGCAGCCTACGGTGTGGAAGGTGTCGCGAAACTGAAAGAAATGGCGCGTCAAATTGATAGCGAAACGCAGAAAAAAGCGATTGCTCAGTTCGGTATCAATAACAACAAACAGCTTGATGCAATGGAGTTTGAATTAAGTCTGTTGGGCAAAACACGTAAAGAGCAGGATTTAATTCAGTATAACCATCAATTAGATCTGGAAGCCGCACGCCTTAAAATCGGGATGTCAAAAGAGAATGCTGCACAATTAGATGCGGAAATTATCAAGCTAAAAGCGCGTAGAGCGGAAATTGAAAGACAAAAAGCATTAGCACAGTCTAATCCGTTGCTCGGTTTGCAGGATGGCATCGTGAAATTTGGGGAGGCTGCCAATAATGTGATGGCGAATGTTTCACAGATTACACAAAATGCCCTTGGCGGAATGTCAGATGCGTTAACCGATTTTGTATTGACAGGGAAAGCAAATTTTAATGATTTAGCACAGTCGATCATCAAAGATATTAGCGCAATGATTATGAAAATGATGGTGTTCAAGGCGCTTGAGTCCGCTTTTGGTGGCACGTCTTTTGGGAAATTGTTGGGCTTTTCCCAAGGGGGTTTAGTCGGTTTTGATAACGGTGGCTTCACCGGTTTAGGCGGTAAATACACGCCTGCCGGTATCGTCCACAAAGGCGAATATGTTATTACCAAAGAAGCGACATCAAGATTGGGGGTGGATTACCTTAACTTCTTAAACTACGGTACCCGACGTGGCTTTGCCAACGGTGGTGGTGTGGCGGTGCCGAAAGTGCCAGTGGTGAAATCAAAAACACAAAATGCCAATGTCAGTATTAAGGTAATCAACAACGGGGAGCCGGTGGATGCCAAAGTAACACAAAAACAGCAAGGCGAACAGTTGCAAGTGACGGTGGAGTTAATGCGAAAAATTGCTAAACAGGAGGCAAGCAGTATGTTACAAACCAATTTTAGAGCCGGAGGAGCCTTTGCCTAATGGAAACGTTTAAATGGTGTGTGCGGCCAAAGCTCACAATTGAAAATGAACCCCGCCGCAATGTGGTGCAGTTTGGCGATGGTTATGCCCAGCGTGCCAAAGTTGGCATAAATAGCTTGCTGCGGCGTTATCCGGTTACGGTAAAAGTGAAAAACAAGGAACGTTTGGCAGTGGATGCGTTCTTGGCTCAACACGGTGGCGTTGAGCCTTTTTATTTTAATGACCCGTTCACAAAAAGTCGTAAAAAAGTGGTGTGCGGTCAGTGGCGCATTGAAATGAACCAAACCTATAGTGAATTTAGTTGTGAATTTGAGGAAGTGCCATAATGCCACAAACAATGAGCAATGCATTTAAGCTGGAATTAAGCAAAATTGAACAAAATGCCTTGATTGAGCTGTACGAAGTGGATATGCGCAGTTTGCAGAACCGACAAGGTGAACAAGGCGAGATTTATCGCTTTTATGCCGGCACAAATGAACGTTATCAAGACATTGTGTGGCAAGGGCAAACTTATAAAGCTTATCCGATCAAAGCCGGCGGTTTTGAGTTAAACGGCAATGGACCAAGCAATCGCCCGACCTTAACTGTTTCCAATCTGTTAGGATTAATCACCGGCATTGCCGTAGATTTTAATGAAGCGGTAGGGGCAGTGGTGCGGCGACGACAAGTCTATCTGCATTATCTTGATGCCGTCAATTTTCGTGAGGGCAATCCGCAGGCGGATCCAACACAAGAACTGGTCAGCCTTTATATCATTGAACAGTTAAGCAGTTTAAAACAGGATGTTGCTACCTTTACGTTGGCGTTGCCGACCGAAACCGACAATGCTTATCTGCCGGCGAGAATGATGATGGCAGACACCTGCGCGTGGATTTATCGTTCCAGTGAGTGCGGTTATAACGGTGAGCCGGTGGCGGATGAAAAGGATATGCCGACCGGTGATCCGAAAAAAGATAAATGCAGCCGTTGTTTAACCGGCTGCAAAATGCGGAATAATACCCTGAATTTTGGCGGTTTCCCGAGTATTAATAAGGTGGGTTAATCTTCAGAAGATTTTTTCAAGGAGTATGTGCTTCTTAAACCGTCGATGTGTTCATTTAATTGATGAGGAATATTTTGTCGCATTGGATCTAAAATAAAATCAACACCTTCACGTCTTGCTAATTTGGCAGCAGGAACAAAATCAGAGTCTCCGGCAATTAACACAATTTGATCAACTTGTTGTTTTAACGCTAGTGTAGTGATGTCGATCCCGATTCTCATATCTACACCTTTTTGACGGGTATTGATGATAACTTCTTCTTCAGTCAAAGGCTGTTGAGTTAAATCGCGTTGCCCTTTTAAAATTTGTTGTTCAATTTGAGGCTTAATCACCCATTCTGCTGCTTTAGAAAGATCACCAAGTCGTAATGCGACTTTACGCTTTTTCAATAAGAACTGGTGTAAATTAAGTCTAAATTTTGCTTCATCGGATTTAGAAAAATCTATTGCCTTTTTACTAATAGGATTGTGCATTTTCTTTTCTAAGGGCGGGCAATCATAGAAAAAGATTCTATACAATTCTCTTTTTTGTGTTTTATCAGATAAGTGTAGCATTGCACAGCGTACGGCAAGATCAGCAATACGTTGGGCATTGAAGTAGTTATCAGGTTCAAAATGTCTGATACGTTTAATGAAATAAGCTCCATCAATCAAAATAGCGGTAGACATAAATTCTCTCTAATAGATAAAAGAAAACCCTGAGGGTCGGCATAATGTCTGGATAAGTGACAATAGCGTACTGCTGCAGGGTTGGATTGAATGGAAGTATAGAGATGATGAGGTGGGTTGTCAATTTAAAATTTAGGAAAATCTTATGTTTTTAAATAAGTTATTATTTGTCAAGGGGTTATCACAAGGAGGAAGATATCAATAATGCTAAATACACAACTCCTCACTTACGCCAAAACACAACAACCGCACGAAATGTGCGGTTTTGTCGTTTTTGAGGGCAAGCAACAACGCTTTTTGCCTTGTCGTAATGTGGCGGACGATCCGGAAAACTTTTTCGAGATTGCCGCAGAAGATTATATCAATGCCAATCATTATGACGGCATTGTTGCCATTGTGCACTCTCATCCGAACGGTGCGCCGGTTTTATCCACTGCTGACCGACAAATGCAGCTACAGTCCGGTTTGGATTGGTGGTTGGTTTGCAATGAAAGCGTGCATAAATTCCGTTATATCAAGCCGCTGTTAGGGCGTGAGTTTGTTCACGGTGAAAGCGATTGTTATAGCCTATTTCGTGATGCCTATATGTTGTCGGGTGTGGATTTCCCTGATTTCGCACGCGCGGACGACTGGTGGCACGAGGGCAGCAATCTTTATCTGGACAATATGGCCGCACACGGCTTTGAGCAGGTGGACGAACCGCAACTTGGCGATGTGATTTTAATGCAAGTGGGGGCGGATGTGCCGAATCACGCCGCGATTTATGTTGACGACAACTGGGTGCTACATCACAGCCCACAACGCTTATCAAAACGGGATTTATACGATGGCTATTGGCTTAAACATACACACAGCATTTGGAGATACCAACAATGGCAACAATTAAACTTTACGGCAATCTTAAACGATTTGGCACTGCCTTCGATTTAGCGGTGGAAGACACCGCAGAAGCAATCCGCGCCTTGTGCTGCCAATTGGTCGGTTTCCGACAAGCCTTACAGCAAGGGTATTACAAAGTGCGGATTGGTGAACATCTGGTCACCACCGCAACGCTGGAAAAAGATATGCTCTACAAATTAAACGATAACGCCGTGGTGCATCTTACGCCGGTGATTAAAGGGGCGAAAAGTGGCGGTATTTTCAGTGCAGTGTTAGGTGTTGCCTTGATCGGTTTGGCATTCTGGAACCCGTTAGGCTGGGCAGCGGTTGGCGGAACCGGATTATTAGCCGGTGCGGCACAAATGCCATTAATGTTAGGTGCGGCAATGTTGTTGGGCGGTATTTCACAAATGTTAGCCCCTCAACCGAAAATGGGCAGTGTCGGCACAGAGCAGGAGAAAAAGCAATCCACCTCGTTTAGCAATTTGGGTAATTTGTCGGCACAAGGGCGACCGGTGCCGTTAGCTTATGGGGAAATTTTAACCGGCTCACTCATCATTTCACAGGGGATTGAAACCTACAATGTGGATGAAGAGATGAAAAAGAAAACCGAACCGAAGAAAGGCAAATTTAGAAAAGGATAATTAAGATGGGAAAAGGTGGTGGTGGCGGACATACGCCGTATGAAGCACCGGAAAGCGGTCGCTCAAAACAACGTATTAAAATTGTAGAAGTGATTTCCGAAGGAGAAATTCAAGGTTTAAAAGACAATGTCAAATCGATCTATTTAGATAAAACGCCGATACAGAACGCTAATGGCAGTTACAACTTTAAAAATATGGAGTTGCAAGGCACAATCGGTTCGCAAGATCAAGCGATTATGCGAGGTTTCAACACCTCAGAACGTGAAATTGGGGTTGGTGCTGAAGTGAAGCAAACGACCGCACTGACTCGCACGGTGACCGATGCCAAAGTCACAAGGTTGCGTTTAACGCTTGGTGTACGCAGCTTGTTTCAACAAAAAGATAACGGCGACACCGTGGCGGCGAGAGTGGATTTAGTGGTCACGGTTGGCCATCAGCAATATCCGGTCAATTTTAACGGCAAATACAGCAGCCAATATTTACGTCAAATGGTGATCGACAATCTGCCAGAAGTGCCGTTTCAAATCAAAGTGGAGCGATTAACTGCCGACAGCGAAAAACAGCGGTTACAGAATGCGACGATTTGGTCAAGCTACACCGAAATTATCGATACCGAATTTGCCTATCCGAACACCGCACTTGCCGGCATTATGTTTGATTCGGAATATTTTTCCAACATTCCACAGCGGAATTACTTGGTGCGTGGCATTAAAGTGAAAGTGCCAAGCAATTACAACCCGATTGACCGTAGTTACAGTGGTTTATGGGATGGGCGTTTTAAGGTGGCGTGGACGAATAACCCGGCGTGGATTTTTTACGATCTCTTAACCAACAAACGCTACGGAATGGGGCAACGCTTAGGCGATTTTAACGTGGATAAATGGGCGTTGTATGCGATTGCGCAATATTGCGATGTGTTGGTGCCGGACGGCTTCGGCGGCACAGAGCCACGAATGACCTGCAACTGTTGGCTGACAGAACAGCGACAAGCCTATGATTTAATCAACGATCTCGCTTCCATTTTCCGGGCGATGCCGGTGTGGAACGGACAGCAACTGACTGCCATTCAAGACCGACCAGCCGACCCAGTATGGACTTACACCAATGCTAATGTGGTCAACGGTGAATTTGATCGCAGCTACTCCGCGTTAAAAGCACGGCATAACATTATCCACGTGGAATATCTCGATAAAAACGATTTTTACGAGAAAAAAATTGAGTATGTGTCGGACGATGAGGCGGTGAAACGTTACGGTGCGAACGTGAAAAAGGTGACTGCCTTTGGTTGCACCTCGCGTGGGCAAGCCTACCGCTTAGGGCGTTGGATTTTAGAAACAGAAAAGCTGGAAAAAGAAACCATCACTTTTTCTGTCGGGCGTGAAGGCTTAATGCACTTGCCGGGTGACATTATCCGTGTTGCCGACAATCATTACGCCGGTACTAATATTGGTGGACGTGTGTTGGCAGTGAAAGGGCGTGAAGTGACGTTAGATCGGGAAATTGACGTAAACGGCGCAAGTTATTTCAGCTATATTAATGCCGAAGCGAAACAGCAGACTATCAAAATTCAAGCCGTTAATGGCAGCATTATCACCTTAGACAGCATCCCAACCGGCTTAACCGAATTTGGCGTGTGGTCGTTGGCAACCTCGGCGGTGCGTGGCGGATTGTATCGCGCGGTGTCGATTAGCGAAAATGAAAACGGCAGCTACACCATTACTGCCTTGCAACACGAACCCCAAAAAGAGGCGATTGTTGATAACGGTGCGCATTTTGAAGCGGTGTCGAAAACATTATATTCCGCGCCGCAACTCACTGATGTGGTGATTAACACCGCCAGTGGCACAGGTGCGGTGATCAATGCGGAAGTGACCGCCGGCAATGCGATCATCACACGCTATGATATTTTGATTTATCAAGGCGAAAAGCTGTATCAAAGCTATATCGGGCAGAAAACGGCAGAAGTGAAATTAGATAATCTGCCGAATGGCAATTATAGCGTGGTTATCATTGCCAAAGATGATAAAGGTCGAGTATTAAGTGAAAAGACAAAAACCTTTACCATTGACCGGCCACCGATTCCGACCGGTGTTGTGGTCAGTGGTGGCATTGAAAACATTCTGATTGAGTGGGATTATGTGGATGAGTTCACGCAAACAGAAATTTATTTTGCGACCGAAGACGACTGGATGGCGGCAAAACGCTTAGTGAAAGTGAGCGACAACCGAATGTATGCGCACACCGTTGCACCGAACAGTGTCTACTATTATTGGCTGTGTCATACACGTGGGCAAAATGTGGGGCCGCTGTACCAAATGCAAGGCTTGCGCGGCGAAACCAGTGCCGACATTGAAAAAGCCTTGAACGAATTGCAACAGGAGCTAAGCGAAAACGTTGTCAATGAGGTGATCGACACCGGCTTTGCCGCACGAGGTTTGGAAGCAGTGAAAGTGGTGGAAACGCTCGGCAATGTGGCGCAGTTTCAACAGGTTAACCTGATCTACAATTTAGCGGATAAACGTTTTTACACTTGGAATGGGCAGCGTTACGCCACGATGGAGATTGACAACATCACGCCGGATCAAATCAATGGCGTTATTCCGGCGGAGAAACTCGCACGCATTCCTACACAACAATTAAGTGGCACCCTCAGTGCTAGCCAAATCGCTAGCAACAGCATTGGCACCAACCATCTACAGGCGGCAGCAGTCGGCACACAGCAATTAAGAGCGAATTCCATTACTGCAGATAAACTGGCAGCCAACAGCGTGACCACCGGCAGCATTCAAGCTGGTGCGATTCGGGGAACACACATTGCCGCCGGTGAATTGACAGCGGACAAATTGGCGATTGGCTTAGGCGGCAATCTGCTCTATAACCCGATTTTTGCAAATAATGCGGACGGGTGGACTTTATATCAAGATACAAGCGTTATACAAGCTAATTCAGGACTTAATATAAATAATAATTCTAGTGGAGATTGGCAAGGGAAAGAGTATTTAGAAGGAGAGAATCAGTATCGTTGGCAACCGGCAATGGTGAGTTCAACTTCAGCCGCAGGGCGGTTTGGCGGTATTTATCAAGATATTAAGCTAGTCGCAGGAAATTGGTATCTACTCTCAGGTTATGTCGCAGCACATCGTGGTGGAGTGGGGGTAAATATTGAGTTACGAGATGGTTTAGCGATTTCTAATATCAGTCGCAATTATAGTGAAACTGGTGTGGGTGATATCTCAAATGCTAGCTATACCAATGGTTTAAAAGACACTACTCGCATTTGGATTAAATTCAAAGTAACGGCAACAGGAACGGCACGTTGTATCTTCAATCAATTTAAAAAAGCGAATGTCAGTAATACATTTACTGTGCTGCGTCGTCCAATGCTTGAAGAATGTACACAATATACTAGAGAACCAAGCCCGTGGTGTCCAACTGGTGTTACGGTGATTCACGGCGGTTCGATTAAAACTGGCACAGTGATTGCTGAAAAACTTGCTGCTAATTCTGTTACCGCAGAGAAAATTGCAGCAGGGGCGATAAATGCCAGCAAGATTGCAACAAATGCGATCACTTCAACACATATAGCTACCCGTTCATTGTCTGCCGATAAGTTAAATGTTTCTAATTTATCAGCGATTAGTGCGAATTTGGGTAAGGTTACGGCAGGTACGATTACTGGTACTCGTATTGAGGGAAACACCATTCAAGGCGGTACTATCAATGGTACGACCATAACCGGCACCACCATTAATGGCGGCACAATTCGAGGGGCAAATATAGAAGGGGTCACGGTACGAGCAGAGAATATTATTGGGGATGTGGTGAAGGCTTATAGTCTTAATAGTAATGGAATTATCATTCCTGCGGCACCATTTAATCGGATCTGTATGGTGACTTATTGTGTTGTTTATCTTCTTGGAGGCGATAAAAATACTGATAAACCTGGATATTTAACTTATAAAGTGACTTGTAATGGTAAACAGGTTTATAGTTCTACAATTAGGGGTACTAAAATATGGGAGAACGTGAATACTTGGATGACTTTTAGTTTACCGAAAAATCAAACCATTAATTTAAAATTTGAACAAACTGGAGGATCAATAGGATCCAAGTTCACCTATCCAATCGTACTATTAATCGCAAAAGCATAATGCATTTTATCCCATCGCCGTTATCGTGTTATCACACTTTACGGCGATTTTTATTAACTAAAAAAGGAAAACACAATGACAACATTTAATAAAATCTTAAAACCCGTTTATTCAGCTATCGCCAACTATACCACCTCAGATGATGGTGCTATTAATGCCAAATATGTGCTTGGTTTTGGCGAAGACAGTGAAGGAGAACTCATCGACTTTGTGCCGATGATTAGCGAATATAAATATATCGATCCGGAGGCGGCAAAAATGCTGACGGAAAAACCACTTACGGAGGAAGACATTGGCAAAACACCGAACGAAATTATGCTTGTTCGCATTTATCAGCATTTAAAATCTACCAATCAGATTGTGGCATAGATTGTGGAAAATCAAAATAAAGCAAAACCCAGTCATTAGGCTGGGTTTTTTATTAGGAGAACTTATGGATATTAAAGATCTTAAAATTTATCGAGGTGATGACACGATTTTCACTGTACGAATTGAAGCCTTACCTAATTTTAGTTTGCAAGAGGCTGAATTAAAAATGACGCTGAAAAGTAACGTCGGAAATGAAACGCTGACATTATCCAATGAATCAGGTTCAATTTTGGTGCTTGATGATTTCACAATGCAACTGATATTCAGCCATAACTTAACAAAAAATGTTAAAGCGGTACGTTGGCGTTATGACTGTCAGATGCGAAAAGCAGGGTGTGTGCGAACCTTATTTGCAGGCAAAATAACCATTGAACCTGATATTACGGAATAACTTTTTAAAGAAACTATTTTAACGATTCAGGAGATTTAAATGAGTAAATTGAATTTAGAAATCAGTAAAAACGAGATTGAATTACAAGTCAGTATTTTACCTGGTGAAATTTTTCGTGGAGAGAAAGGAGAACAGGGTGAAAGAGGAGAGACAGGTGAAAGAGGTATGAACGGGAAGTCAGCCTATGAAATTTGGCTGGAAGCCGGACATAGTGGCACAATAGAAGATTTTTTGAACTTCATTAGAGGTGAGAAAGGAGAAAAAGGTGAGAATGGTGAAGATGCTTTAGATTTTTTCTCTGTGTTAACACCGGAAAACCTTAATGTCTTTTACCAACAAGCTAGAGAAAAAAATTATCGTTTAGATACAAGTGAATTGGATAAGTTGATTAAACGCCATTTTCTAATGTATGTAATCAAGCAGAGCGGAACACCATTTCCGGAATACTTCATTACACCGGGTTATAATCCACAACTGACGATGTTAGAGAATGATAATCCTGTAGAAACGATAAGATACAGCGCCAATTACCGAATCAAACTTACTGGGCTAAGCGTTGATACAGCCTATCAAATTAATCAAAATCCTAAAATTTTAGTTTCATCTAGTGTTACAGAAATCACTTTAGCTGCGGATAATCAGCAGTTTAATATTGGAGAAAATGAGATACGTTTCTATCTAGAAAATGGTGCATTTTTCACAAAATACCGCTTTTTTATTGAACCTATTGATTGTGATGTCCAAAATAAAGAGCGCTTTGCCGTAATTAATGCCGCCACTGCCTCAGAATTTATGAAACAACTTAAATTATTGCCATCTACAAAAAATGAAATCTACGCACCTAATTTAACAGAAATGGAACGAGTCAAAGTGGTAAATTATTGCGCTCAAGAAATTGATGAGAATATCAACCATTATAGAATTTATGAGTGTGAAGATGGAGAATATATCGAAGATGAACGACTTGATGTCATTTATGACAAGCTTGATCAGGGCATTAAGTTAAGTTACACGCTATATCCAACTTATGGCATAACTATTAAACCTAGCCCAAGTGATGTTGGTATTGATGATAAGCGTGCTGTAGAATTACTTACTTCTTACGCTCAATCAAACCCGCAAGATCAATTATTAAAACGAGGTTGGCGAGTAGCGACATTGACATATAGCGATGATTTCATTAGTGAGGGAAGTAGAGAATATCGTGATACCTACTTAGAGGCAGATTCTTTGATACCATCTTCCGAAGGGGTATTATGGCCACATCATCAAAAAACTTTTGAATTCACAGGAAAAGGTGGTTATCCAATTGAGATTGGATAAAACCTTTAAAGGACTTTAAAAGTAATTTCCCTATTAATTGTGAAATACTAAATTACAAGGAAGCAGTGCTGAAGTAGAACAGCAGTTATTGGGATAATTTACATAGCATAATTGCGCTATGTAATCGGAATAAAAAAATAAACCCCGATTGCGACCAACAATCGGGGTTTTCTTTACCCCTTATCCAAGTTTAGCAAACTAAGGAGCAATTTTGATTAAGTATACACCAAAACATCAAGTAAAGGTAGGTGGAAATATGAGTAAAGAAGGCGCAGATAAAGTTGGAAAAATGTTAGCTACCGCAGCAATAATTTTTGCATTAGGCTTTGCTATTTGTGCTATATGTATTGGGATTAGCTATCTTATACGATAATTAGATAAAGTGTAATAAATCAGCCCTGTATTTTGATATTAAAGTATCTTGCGGATCATCTGCGGATCATTTTAGGTTGTATTACAGTGATATAAAAATGATGCTTATATTCATAAATCATTGTTTTTATTATTATAGTTGTATCACTGTTATATCAAATTTGGTGGAGCTGGGGGGAGTTGAACCCCCGTCCGAAATTCCTCTACCTTCAGCACTACATGTTTAGTCTAGTCTTTAATTTCACTCAATCACTGCGGACAGACACGCAATAACTAAGCTAGTTTGATTCAATTTAGTGTTTCGATCCTCAAACGGCGGCTTCCACACGATCTCGTTTAAGTTGACTCCTCTTGAATCCCCGTCTTACGAGCGGAAGCTAGGGAGAGAAGGCTTTACGCAGGTTATTAAGCTGCTAAAGCGTAGTTTTCGTCATTTGCGACTATTGTTTTGCGGTTTATTTACGAGGCCTACCGCACCTCGACATGCACCTTGGGCTTCGCTAATCCCGTCGAATCCTAGATCAGCCCCAAATTGTCGGCTATTCTAGCAGAAAGTGAGAAAAATGAAAGTTAAAGTTATCAATCACTTGCCGCCAGAATAACTTTTACACTACAAATTTAATAAACGCTCCAACGAAGGCGCAAAATAGTAACTGCCGGTAACCGGTTTCGTAAAACCTAACAGACGATCTGTTTTACCGTCAGTTTCTCCAAACATACTTAATAATTGTTGTTCAATATTGTGTAATGTACCGCAGTAAGCAATAAAAAATAACCCGTGCTTACCGCTCGCTGTACCGTATGGCAAACTTTGGCGAATAATTTTAAGTCCTTTACCGTTTTCTTTTAAATCAACACGACCAACGTGAGAGGTCGGCGGCACATCATCAAGTTCGACACTGTCCGGTTTTGTTCGTCCAATCACTTGTTCTTGTTTATGTTGATCCAATTTTGCCCATTTATCCAACTGATGTTCCCAACGTTGAGTAAACACATAACTGCCATCTTTATCGATGCCGTCAGCCACTAAACCAATCGATCTACGCAATTCATCGCCCGCCGGATTTTCAGTACCGTCAATAAAGCCGGTAAGATCTCGTTCTTCTACCCAACGGAAACCGTGTGTTTCTTCTGTCACTTCAATGGCATCGCCAAAAATTTGTAACGCTTGCTGTGCAAGAGAAAAATTTACATCATTTCTCAATGAAAGAATATGAATCAATAGATCATTCTGCGTTGCCGGTGCTGCTAAATTGCCTTTGCCTAATTGCGTAAAAGATTTTAATTCTGTGGCATCAACCTGATTGGATAACTTTCTCCAAGCATCATTACCAAAAGCGACAATGCTGTAAAGACGCGCATCAGGATATTGCTGCTGTAAGGCTTCTGTTGCTTTGACTAAATCTTTGCAAGATTGAGCTACTGTTGAAAAATCTGTAATCTTTGCTTCAATAAAAATTGCCGCTTTGCAGTGTTCCAATAAAATGCCAGTTTGTGCAGTCATACTTAACCCCAT